GTGACGCAGCAAGACGCAGTGCGGTTAATCAGAAAACTGATTTTTGCCAAAAACAGTCAAGACCTCACGCATTTTAACCGGTGTGTAGACGAAATTGCACAAACCTTGGACGAGCAAGGCGACAAAGAAGGCGCTCGTGCTATTCGCAATACTTCCCGTGACGGCTATGTAAAATCGTACTACGAGGCAAGTCGGCAAGCACAGCCTCTCGGTAGCCCCTTTGTCAGCTATAAACCTGCGTTCGTCATCGACAACAAGGATATCGCACTATGGCATGCGAAGAACGATAATCCGCCGATGCGAGTTCGACACATTTTAGAGTACGTCGAAAACGGGGAGATGGTCGGAAAAGATGTGCTGGAATACGATGCAAGCACCGATAAATGGCACCGTATTGAGGCGGAATGTATCGAGTTGGTATAGGGACACTGCATAAACCATGCTCCTCTAACCCCTTTCTGCTGGCGGTCAGCAGAGAAATAAAATATACAAACAGCGATTTTTATCCACAGCCTCTTGCACATTCGTGCGAATTGCATACAATCTAAATTATAGACTAAAAACTGTACCCTGGCGGCTGTTTAACGGCTGTCAGGGTCTTTTTGTTGCCTGCCATTCTAGTATTCGGAGGGATTACAATGACGCTCAAAGACTTGTCCAGCGAACAGCAGGACCTTGTACGGCTGGCGCTTGACGGGAAAAACGTGTTGTGCGATGCCTGTATCGGAAGCGGTAAGACGTCCACCATCAATGTTTTGTGCAACGAGTTTGATTCCTCTAAGGAAATTCTGTACCTAACCTATAACCGGCTTTTGAAACTCGATGCACAGGAAAAGATTCTGAACGATAATGTCACGGTCCAGAACTATCATGGATTTGCCTCGAAAATCCTGTACCGGCGCGGCATCAAGAATGTCGGACAGGGCGAGCAGATTGGGATGGTCTTGAGGAAGCGTATTCCTGTCGGGCACTTTGATGTGCTTATCATCGACGAGTATCAGGACATCAACGAGGAAATCTCGAAGATGCTCGAATACATCAAGGAATCGAACCCCGGTCTTCAAATCATCGCAGTCGGTGACATGAAGCAAAAAATCTATGACCAGACCTCGCTGGATATCTGGTCGTTCATCCATAAGTTCTTAGGCAAGCACACGCAGGTCAATTTCACGCAATGTTTCCGCCTGTCCCATGACCTTGCACAGCGGCTCGGAAATATCTGGGGCAAGGATATCAACGGCGTGAACAAGAACTGTAAGGTATCGACCATGTCCCGCGAGCAGGTGGTAGACTATCTGGATACCAAGAACCCGAAGGATGTCCTGTGTCTCGGTGCCAGAACGGGGTCTATGGTCAAGGTCCTGAATGAACTGGAAGCAAGACCCGGCAACCTCTATGACAAGAACCATGTATATGCCAGCATCAAGGAACCGGACGGTGAAAAGCATGTAGCACCCGGCGCAGACGTTGGTATCTTTACAACCTTTGACGGCAGTAAAGGTATGGAGCGCCCCATCTGTGTTGTCTTTGATTTCACGGAATCCTACTGGTGCTCCCGTGTATTTCAGCCTACGGCGCGGTATGAGATTCTGAGAAACCTTTTCTGCGTTGCGGCGAGTCGCGGTAAGGATGAGGTCATCTTTGTAGAGCCTCCGAAAAAAGAGGACAGATTTGGGCTGGTCAGCGATAAAACCCTGATGACTCCCGTCAAGATGAATCAGGAGTTCAATACAAAGTTCGATATCTCTGAGATGTTCGATTTCAAGTTCGATGAGGATGTAGAGCACTGCTACCAGCTTATCAATACGACGCCGGTCTTCTATAAAGATGTACATGAAATCGAAATCAAGCATTCGGATGCGATGATTGACTTGGCTCCCTGCATCGGCATCTACCAGCAGGCGAACTTCTTCGACTACTACGATATCGACAGCGCGATTGCCTTCTACATGTACCTGCATAACGACAAAAAGGTAGCGCTGCCTTCCAGCTGGAAATCCGTGGAGGAGAAGGTGCTGTTCCTGACGATGCTGATGACGAGTCAGGACCGGTATGTAAAACAGGTCGAGCTCCCTTTCATTACGAGAGCGCAGGAAACAGACCTGAACAAGCGTCTGTCTATGGTGTTCACTCCAGACGAGTCCGTACAGGAACGCTGTGAGTTGACTGCCATGGTAGATACCAAGGCAAAGAAGAAACTTGTTATCAGCGGCATGGCGGATGTCGTGAAGGACAACAAGGTCTATTTGCTGAAATTCGTGTCTTCGCTCGCGCACAAGCATTTCCTGCAATGTGCCTGCTATATGCTGGCTACCGGGTTAAAGCAGGGTGTTGTCTGGAATATCCGCGATAACATGATGTATGAAATCGAGATTCCGGACCCTGACAAGTTCCTTGACGCGGTAATCACCTGTATCACGAAGCAGGTCTTTGCCAAGGCAGAAAGCTATACGATTTCCAAGGATTATACGCAGGACCTCGATACCATCATCGAGCAAATCATGACCGATGATTCCCTGCCGGAATTCGATGTCGGCGGCAATGTCAAGGAAGAAAAGAAGACGGCTGATGAAGGTATCTCTATCATCCGCCGTGGTGAGCAGTACATCATTGTGGATGCTGCGAACCGTCAAATCATCGATAACAGCGCCATGAACGGCTACGATTCGATTCTCGCTGCCTGTGAGGATTATGTCCGGAAAAATAAGCAGCTGGCAGAGGAATCCATGTCCAAGAAGGAACTGCTCAGCGTTATTGAGGATTGGCTCGACAATCACAGGGATTTCGAAGCAGCTATGTCCAAGACCGAGGTGGATATCAAGCACCATATCGGCGAATATGCAAACTACGCTTCTCTTTCCACCTATGTTGTTCGTAAGATGCTCAAAGACCGTGGTCTTATCATCAATTTCAGCGAACGCCAGCTGTTGAAGGTCTGGAAGGAGCGGAAGAAGAAGGATACGAATACCGTGGAGAATACGCGGTACGAGACCCTTGCCTCTACGCTCGAATCCCTCGTTAAGGCAGGGGTCGATGTCCAGCTTGAAATGCCGGAAGAGGAGAAGGCCGCAAAGCCCGAACCGGACCCGGAAGAAGAAAAGCCTCAATTCGATAAGCGCATCCCCTATACCGTTATTCGTTCGTCCCGGCTCTCTAAGCCCAACGATGTGCGGTATATTGTCGTCAATCTGAACGACAAGGACCAGGTGCTGGACGATGCAAGCGGATACGGATACAAGTCGATTTCTGCCGCACAGAAGGGCTACGGATATAAATGCCGGAATCTCACCAAGTACGGTGAAGTTAAGCACTCGTCAAAGCCCAAAACCAATATCCCGGTCTCGCAGAGCCGTCAGCTCTCGTTTGGGGACTTCTAAGAAGGAGAAAACATCATGACCTACAGCGAAGCATTCCCTTTATGGGTGGCGGAAGTGTACCGGAACCATGGCTATGAGCCGGATAAGTGGTACGGGTCAGAGGTTGCAGAAACGCTGTACAACGAAGCGATGGCGACCTATAACGGACCTTCCGCCACGATGCGGGATTATATAGAAGCTATCCCGTCTGCAGAAGAATTCGCGTATTTAGACTATGCGATTGAACGGCTGCGCCGCGATAACATCAACCTGAACGCACTTTCCGATAAGGAACGCTGGGCTTTGATTGATAAAATCGTCGCAGAGTATCCACAGTACAAGAACGCTCGTACATCACGTGCCAAGCAGGTACAGCAGACCTCGATGCAGGCGACACTCGATGCCGAGCGTGATGTTCTCTTGCAGGCTGCTCGGCGCAATGCGAGCCGGTACAGTGAGGCAGAGGATGCCACAAAGGATTTTGTAATCGAGTAAAGGGGGCAGTAACAGAATGGTTAAAATTTACGGCTATAGCGATGATATCGTTTGTATCGAAAATTCTCGATACTTCGAGGATGAAATCGGGTGTTTCGATGTTGCCGGTGTTAGGCTCTTTCTGGACGACGGCACGATTCTCTTTGTCTGTTTCTCCTCCGGCGTCTGGCGCATTTTCATCGAGCAGGAAGGTTCCGCGCCGTACCGACACAAGGTTTGTCAGGAGACGAACGATAATGACTACAGCGATGAGTTTTACACCGAAGCTGATGTTGTTCGGCATGAAATTGCATCGGCGAGAAACTGAAGGAAGGTGAGACCCATGAATTTCTCAAAAATTCGTATGATGTTCTTCGATTTCGACGATACTCTGCTCGTCCATTATCGTGAACAGAAACTCGACGCGACTGCTGATGCACACAGGGCACGGCTACTGCGGTATGAGGCTGAGAACCGGGGCGGGTACAAGGTATTCGATGAGATTGGGAAAGCGAATACGCTTGTCCAGCATTTCCTCGAAAGCTGCGACGGTATCCCGAAATACTGCATCACCCGTGTGCAGGACAGTATGACCCTGCCGTATAAAAAGCAGTGGCTTGAAATGCACTATCCGGGACAGTTCCTCGATGTCATCGGGACTGCTACCCCGGAACGGAAGACCTCCGTCATGAAGCTCCTGACCCAAGCTGCCGGTCTGAATGCTGCGCAGGTTTTGTATGTGGATGACTACTACGAAGCCCTCAATGAGGCGGCAAAGGAAGGTTTCACAGTCATGACGGTACAGGAACTCATGCTGCGGCAATATACTGCGGAGCAATAATAAAGCGCTAAACCACGAACAAACTAAGGAGAACTACCATGAAAAAGATTCTGAAATTTCTTGCCGCTGCGGCATTTGCCGTCGTTGTGTACCAGCTTGTTTCGCTGCACCGCAAACGCCGTAAGATGGTCGAGATTGGTCAGCAGATTTTCCGGTGATACCTGATGGCGAAAACTCAGCTGACCCGCGATATTGAGGCCGCGCTTCATGCGTGGCATCCTTCCAGCTACGGCGGGTATCGGGTGGATTCGTTTCGTCAAGGGTTCGATGCCTTAGAAGTGCCGGTAGAATGCGGGTCTGTCAAATCCGGATTGGTCGATTTCGTCAGGGTTCAGGAATGCTTTACCTCCGAAACCAAATATGGGACCTGCAAACTGGCCTCGCTTATCGAAACGGATACGTGTGCTTCGCTTGCCGCGATTCAGCAAAAAGCAAAAGAGGCAACCTGCGTCAAGGACATTTCGTCGATAGATTCTTGCAGGGAGCACTGTTCCGAGCGATGGTGCCACTTCCACAAGACGAATCATCTGTATACGCTCGATGCCGTCATCACTTGTGTGGAAATCAAGATTTCTGTGAGCGATTTTCACTCGGCACACGGGCACAATTTCGTCGGGCACTGCAACTACTATGCGATGCCCACAGAGTTATATAAGAAGGTCAAAGGAGAGATACCAGAAGATATTGGTGTCCTGCTCTATTATGACGGCATGAGTACCTGCGGAATCCGAAAGGCGAAGGAGTGTAAGCCACAAATTCTTTCGGAAAGCACACAAAAATGGCTGATTCTGTCCGTTGCTAAAAGGCTGCCCCGGTTCGATAAGAACTGAGGGCAGCTTTTTTATATATTTTTTTGTTTAAGAAAGGACAAACTCAAATGCGGCGAACCAAAGCACTGATACTCGTTGCAACATTGGCTGTGCTGACCAGTGTTGCAGCCTGTTCATGGCAAGCGGAACCTCTGCCTGCCGAATCAGCACAATCCGAATCCTCTCTCAGCACCTCTGAATCTGCGACGCAAGAAACAGCAGAAGAAGCGCAGAAAATCCCGGACTTATCCGGCGTACCGGAACCGAGCGCGGAACCGTCTGCGCCTTTTGAACCGTCTCCTACAACGCAACCTGAACCTTCCCCGGGTCCGACTCCCGAACCAACGCCTGCGCCGACTTCCGAACCTGCGGCAGCGACCTCTGTCTGGGGTGATGTTGCCCCTGCAGCCTGGGGTCAAGCCTACGGCACGATTACCTGTGACGCGATTGGCCTAAACTCTTCTCTTATCTGGGGCGATGACCAGAGTCTTTTGAATCAACGCGATGGGGTGTATCAGTATCCCGGTTCTTATCAAGTCGGTGTGACCGGAGGACATCTGCTTTGCGCACATAACGACAGCGTGTTTTCTTTGTTGCAATATGTCAGCATAGGGGATAACTTTGTTGTGGATACCGATTACGGCGAGTATGTGTATTCCGTCACCCTAGCAAAACCCGGCTATGTATCCTCGGATGCGAGCACCGTGATTGCGGATGATGGCACTGTCCTCGTTAATTTCACAGACGGAATCGATAAACTCATCATGTATACCTGCTATCCGTTTGGGTATTACAGCCCAACGAATCAGAGATATGTGGTTCAGGCTGTTTTGCAAGCATGATTGGAGATGTAGTTTTAGGATGCAAAAAAGAAAAATCCGAAAATTCCTGCATTACACAGGAACTGTCTTTATTCCGCTCATCATTGCTATGATGGGCGTTTTGTTTTGGGTGAAAGTAATGAACGACATCGAATGGCTCCTTCTTTCCCCGAAGCATGTCGCGTTCGGCTGCGTTGCGAGCCTTGGCTTGGTTCTTTGCTGTATTTATGCGGACAGGATGCTGTGCCATGAGGTTTCGGATACGGTTTAAGTATTGCATGTTCTTGCGATACCGGTAAAATAGAATTGTACGATAGATACCAGATATCTTACAATTCACAATTTCGTTTTTAGCGGACTTATCCCTTTCGGGGGACGGGTCCGCTTTTTTTGTTTGAAAGGAGAAATAAATATATGCAAACCAAACACGAATTTCTTCGGAGAACTGCAGCGGTAATTGCTGCGTTCTTCACATTGACATTCACAGGCTGCGGTCAGACACCGGAATCTCCGGGAAGCCTTCCTGTATCCGGGGTCGTCTCAGAAACTACCGCACAAAGCGGTCAGGAGACGGCTGGCGTATCGGAAGGCGGCAGCTTTACCATCCACTTTATCGATGTCGGGCAGGCAGATTCCGCCCTCGTCACCTGTAATAGGCACTCGATGCTCATTGACGGCGGCAATGCCGATGACTCGAACCTTGTATACTCAGTATTACAGCGCGAGACAGAGGGACACTTAGACTATGTCGTAGGAACACACGCCCACGAAGACCACATCGGAGGTCTTTCAGGTGCCTTCGAGGCTGACACAGCCGATGTCACCTTTTGTCCCGTAACAGAGTATGACAGCAAAGCATTCCGGAACTTTAAGGCTCGTGCGGACGAGAAAGGCGGAGGTATAACAGTTCCGGCAGTGGGGGATACATTCACCCTAGGGGAAGCCACCGTCACCGTTGTGGCTGTCAATTCCGTGCCTGAGGACACGAATAATACTTCCATCGTAATTCGCATTGTCTACGGCGATACATCCTTCCTGTTCACAGGCGACGCCGAACAGGAAACGGAAGAGAAGATACTCGAATCCGGCCAAGACATCGAATCCACCGTCTTAAAGGTCGGACATCACGGGTCCAGCACCTCCACCTCTCAGGCGTTCTTGGATGCCGTGAACCCTACTTATGCCGTCATATCCTGTGGCAAGGACAATAGCTACGGCCATCCGCACAGCGAAACCCTTGCAAAGCTTGCCAGCGCGGGAGTAGAGGTGTTCAGAACGGACGAACTCGGTGATATTTACTGCACCTCTGACGGTACGGAAGTCACCTTCTCGTATGGGGAATACCACAAGGATGTTGATGCCTCTGGCACCGAGGTGGAAGAACCACAGCAGCCTGACACAATTTCCGAGCCCTACATCCTGAACACGAATTCTCTCAAGTTCCACCGCCCTGATTGCTCTTCTGCATCTCAGATAAGCGATGCAAACAGGGAGGAGTATACCGGCACAAGAGAGGAACTTATCGAGCATGGATATACGCCTTGTGGATACTGCAAGCCATAAATATCCAATCAGCATCCAATCCATATAAGCCTATTTGAGTAGTACACGGAATGTCCCGCTCTGGACGACCCGGATTCAGGAAGGAACGCGCCCTGGCTGATTCGGAAACGGCAAACTCCAATAAAGCTCTAAAACAATAGCAAGCATCAGTCGCTGCCTACACAAATGGGCAGCGATTTTTTCTTGCCAAAATGTGCGAACTGAATAGAATGGGTATTGTACGATAGATAACATCCCATATTGAAAGGGTTTTATGCCTTTCGTACAATTCACAATTTCGCTTAAAGGGCGGACTTCTCGTTTCTGAGAGGTCCGCCCTTTTTTGCGTCAAAACAAAAAAGGAGTGTAAACACCAATGTTAAGAGTTTTTACAATCGTCGCCAATGAGGTCATTGGCTTATCCGCAACGGAATGCACACTGATGCAATTCAGCTACAATCCGGAGCAAATCCATGACCCGGAAAGCGTCCTGCGCAGTGCTGTCAAGGACTATCTCAAGACGGAGGAAGGCAAACGACAGCTGGAAATCAACTGTGGCTGCTGGAACTGGGGCGATGTCGATGACATTCCCGGCTCGTTCTTCTTGAACTATGGTCTGGCTAAAATTGCGCCGCCGGATGTGAATGTTGTCGTTGACCGCAACGAGAGTTTCATGGATGACTACGACGATTGCACGGAAGAATAACAGAAAGGACATGAAAAAATGCGTATTTATAGCGCAAACAGCGTATTCATAGAAGTTACGCGTCGGTGCAATATGTGCTGTGCGCACTGCCTGCGCGGAGATGCCGAAAGCATCGATATTCAGGAGAAGTACATCGATGCTTTTCTCGACAGCTTTGAGACGGGAGCTTATATCAGCTCTCTTACCTTTACCGGTGGGGAAATCTCTCTGAATATACCGGCAATTCGATACACCTTGAAAGCTGTCAAAGAGCGCGGTATCGCCGTTGGAAGCTTTTACATGGTCACCAACGGAAAAGCCGTCGATAAGATGGCTGACCTTGCTATGGCGAGTCTGGAGTGGTGGAATTATTGCGATGACAAGGATGACTATTCGTGTGGTCTTTGTATCAGCAGCGATGATTTCCATGAAGCAATCCCATATGAAAGTAAAAGTATCCTTAGTGGCTTGAAATATAACCGTAACGATAAGGTAACGGACTTTCATCGGGCTTGTTTACTGAACGAAGGGCGTGCTAAGAATCTCGATTCGAATATCTATAAGAAACGTGAACCTTATGTAGATAAGCTCGAATACGAATTCAGCAAAACCGGCGGCATCGACTTTTACAGCGGCGAGCTGTACTTGAACGCCATCGGTGATGTCGTTTCCGGCTGCGATTTGTCCTACGAGTCGCAGAAGAAATATCGTTTTGGTAATGTAATGGATGAAAAATGGTTGGAAAACATTCGTAGCAGCAAATTGTGCATCGAAGAAAACAGCTGAAAAATAACAAAAACAGAAAGGAAGAAATTATGACTATCAATTTAACTCGTGAGGATTTTGAGCAGGCTATCAAATCCGGCGCATCCGTGTTCGAAGGCAACACAATTCTCGATACCGGAAAACCGTCCGGGCGCTACTACCGTTTCATTCGTGTGCCGCTCGCCAATGGTGAGCACAAGGTAGATGTTCTGTACGGGCAGCGGTTTTATGGAACCTTGGAAAAGAAACCCGTAACATTCAATCAGGAGATACGCTTCCTTTGCCTCGTTGTCGACAATGCCAAAACCGTCAATGAAACACAGGACTTCAAAACGATTTTCTGCCGTTCTTCTTTTACCTCGGATTCTGTCATAGAGGAAATGGCACAGAAGCTGTTCGATATGTTCCGAGAGAATGTGACGGAAGAAGACAAGAAGAAAATTCTCAAGAGCAGTCATTACGACAAGATAGCACGGCAGAACGCTTTCTGTCGCATAATAAAGGGGTATAAGAATTATCGCAGCCCTATTGACAGCATTGTCGATGAGATTGGAAACGGGTCTTGCTTTGGCCTGACATCCACAAATGCCGATGAACTGGTAGTGGATTATCTTGCTAATCCCACCGGCTGGGCTGAACGGACGATGGAGAAAATCAAAAAGGCAAATTCCGGGCGGCATGGAAGCCTATACGGGATTACATTGGCTGTGGTGGAAGAGTTGACGGAAGAGTATATGAGAAAGTACAATAGTCCGAACACTCAGGAAATCATGTTCAGGCTTCTTGTGGAACTTGCTAAGCAATACAAAACCGTTCGCCTTGTCCTGAACATCAACGGTAAAACGACCGAAGTAAAGTATCCGGTCAAAGGTATGATGAACAGTGATATCCTGTACGGTGGAGGTTTCTCGACTTGTAACATCACCCCGCGCAGTGAAGAAAATCGCATCGAGGAGTTTATCGCGAACAACGATTCGCAACTCGAAGACAATCGCAGAATTCCCATCAAGTACATTCCCGAAGTCTATTACGGGAATAAGTTAATTTGGAAGAATCCGGATTTTGCAAACACCTGATTCCCAAAAAGGAGGAAATCGAAAATATGATTGCCAAAATCGGTAAAATGATGACCAAAAGGGAAGATAAATCGTTTTCCTACGAAGAACTCGCTGCAATGCTGAAAACCAGCCCTGATGCCCTCAAAACATTCGAGGACGCCTATAAGAAACAGGTGCTGGACAGCGGGGCATTATCCGAGAACCTCTTACAGTGGGATACCGCTACTGTCAAAGCTATGCTTGACAAGAGGGTGCCGTTTACGCGGGACCTTGAAACGCTCATTGACCGTATCGTAGGTGAGTTAACAGATGGTACTCGCCTGTACATCTACGACGAAAAACGCGGCGGATACTATGTGAACTATGCAGCATCTCGATACGCTGTGACGGTAACGAACAATGACCTGAAAAAATACCCAGAAGAGCTCAGACCTCAGCTTACAGGAAATCTTGTGAAGGTCGATATTTCGGAGCCGTCGTATAAGATTCTGCTTCAGAATTACGCCGAGTACAAGGATGCACGCGATGACCGCATGAAGAAGTTCTACTACAACCAGTTCCGTCAGGGTCTTGATATTCTTGACCTCGACGACTTCACCTACCAGATGCTCGAAATGAATCCCAACACGATGGGATTCTGGCTTCCGCCGCTGGCAAAAGCGTTGTACGGGAACAAATTCTTCAGGATTCCTGATACCAAGATTTTGCGTGTTCGGCTGCCGATGCTGCAGCTCACTCGCCTTGGCTTCGAAACCCTGAATCCAGTGACCAAGGAAATCGTGAACCGCTATTGTAAGCGGATATTCAAGCTGGATGAGCACGAGGATTACTTCATCAAGACCGGAACTTATTCTTCCAAGTATGAGTTCCGCAACGCTCATATCCATGACCCGAAGGAAATCAATGAGATGGGCGAGTATTTCCTGTTCCTGAATCATCTGACCTGTTCTATGGCTTCGCCGTTGAACAATACCTGCTTCTATGGTGCTAATACAACGAACGAGTGGGTGCTAAGGGAATATATCAAGGACAAGGAACACAACCCGACCATCTACAACGGTTTGCCGCTGCACACTGAATTCCGCGTATTCGTCGATTTCGACGCTGATGAGGTGCTGGGTATCAGTCCTTATTGGCGTGCCGATGTGATGAAGGGCAAGTTCAAGAATGCAAGTACGCCGCAGGAACGCCACGACTATGTCATCTATCAGATGCACGAGGATATCCTGCAATCTCGATATGATGACAGTGCTCGGATGATTCTGGAAGAAATCAAGAAGATTCTTCCCGCCGTGGAACTGGTAGGGCAGTGGAGTATTGATGTGATGCGTAATGGTGATGATTATTACATCATCGACATGGCGCTCGCTGAAAACTCCGCTCTGAACGATTGCGTGCCACGGGAGAAACTTCGTGCCTACCCGCAGCAGTGGTTGCCTATGGCTACGAACAGCTGAAAAAGGAGTCTGCCCTATGGATGCTATAAGATATTTGGATGCTGATACGATTCTTGACTATCTGCGCAATTCAAGTGAGACCTATCTCGAGGGACTTATCCCTCAAAGCTACGGTTTTCCAACAGAAACGGATAGGAGTGTATATGTTCGATTGCTGAAGGTTCCCGTTAGAGATAAAGCGTCCGAAGTATACATGCAAGCTATTCCATACAAAACATTTGAAGGTGACAGCAACCGTCCGATAGAGGAGTTTGGGAAAGATACCAAATTTGAAAAGGTCGGGGTTGTCATTGATTCGTCTCGTCTTTGGCTTATGGAGCCGCTTTGGCGAATTTGCACTCAAAGTAGGCAGAAGTTCGATGATGCTGATTTTGTGTCTGAATTCTGGGATGCGTTTACCAGAAAGGTTTTGAAGGAATACGCAGTTGACGCTGGCGTAGAAAAGAGCGAGGCCGTTAAGAATCTGGCAAAACAGTACGCGATTTTGGATATGCTCTCTAAGCGTGAGAAGCCGGTGTATTTCGGCTGTATCGAGAACGCCTTGCAAACTTTATATCCAGTCAGTGTACTTGGCTGCTACGAGTTGGGTCTCAACTATGCTTGTGACCCTGAAGGATTCACAACTTCTTTGTTGACAAGTCTCAGCAGAAGGAACTTTAAAACGACATCAAAGGAAACGTCAACCGGTGCATATATTCCCAAAAAGGTTGCGGCAGCGAGGCTTGCAAGTAAGATGACCAACATGTTCGTTCCGACCAAAAACGAATCCCAGAAAGCAGCGAGACATCTTCTGAATTCCCATAAGGGAACTATTTGCAAAAAGAACATTGTCGATGTAACGCTGTGCAACAAAAGCGCCGGAAATATGCAGATTAAGATTCCCCTTGACAACTTTCTCTACTATGAGCCGAAAACAAAAGAAATATTCGTAAACATCTGCGATATTTGCGAGGGTGAACGTAAAAAAGTAAACCGCTATGTCAAAGATTGCGGTTTCCTTGTGCGCGAAAACCTCGTCCCTATGATGCTTGTACAAAGGTTTGAAGCATAAATCCGCAGCGATGGTTGCCGGGAGCAACGACTGTTTCCTGATTTTTCTCGCTGTTCTGTTGCCAAAATGTGCGAACAGCATAGAATTGATATTGTACGATAGATAACATCCATATCGAAAGGGTTTTGTGCCTTTCGTACATTCACAATTTCGCTTGAAGAGCGGACTTCTCAATTCTGAGAAGCCCGCTCTTTTTGCGTCCAATACGAAAAAGGAGCGTAATGACATGTTTGAAATTTGCAATGGCAAAACCTATTTTCTGGCCGAAACGACCACCAAGAACAAAACAATCGAAATCACCCTTGCAAGGGATAGGCTTCGTGCTTACACGCAGCACCGGGAGGTAGACGCCACTGCGTTTGTCAGTGCTATGTACGACGAAATGCAAATCCGCGACAAGGGTTTTAGCTAGTTCCATCAGTGTGGCAGCAATCGGGAACAGGACGGAAACTACTACGGCTACCAATTTTTTGAGGTTTGGTCTGTGACCGATGAAAGCGATGCGAAACGCATGGCTGAAATCATTGCCAAGAAAATTGGTACAAATATTGAAAACGGAGGATGAATTATGGCAGCAATAAAAAACGTGAAATACTTGAACGAAGAAAGTATTTATCAATATTTTCACAATCCAAACGAAGCTTTTCTCGAAGGCTTTATTGTAGATGAAAACCCCCTTTTCTGCCATCGAAATTGCGAAAGTGGGGTATATATCAAGATTTTTAAGGTGCCGGTCAACAGTAGAGTTGACGAGATATATATGCAGGAATTTCGGTGGGAAGCGTGGAAAAACGGTTACAACACACCGCTTCCCAGTGATTACTCGAACAGTTTCAAAAAAGCCGGTTACAGCATTGACTCTACTCGGTTTTGGAGTTTACCCAGCTATCTCATCAGCGTGTGTCCAAAGCTTAAAGAAGAGCTGATAGATTATCATCAGCAATTCGAGCAGGCATACTGCAAGAAAATCATTGAAGAATTAAGCTTCTGTCATGCCTTAAGCGATGGCAAGGAAACGAATGAGCGGGCGGAACAATATGCTATTTATACCATGCTCGAAGGCAGACCGGTTCACTATAACTTTCTTCTTCTAAACGCGAAAAGTATTGTGCGTAATATCAATTATAAGAGCATTGTGAATTACATCATTGACGAGGATGGTTATCTTGAAGCTGCGATGGAAACGCTCAAGGATTATGTGCTAAGAAGTTTGTCGCTTCAGGGAGCCTGGTATAGCAGACGAGCAAATGAGTTTCCCAAAAGAGTTGCAGCAGCAAGAATGGCTGATAAAATGAGCCCTGCATTTGTTTTCGATGATAATGAATCACAACGCATTGCAAAAAGCGTGTCTGTATACTGCGCACGGACGCTTGACGCAAGAAAAAATATAACTATCGTAATCGGAAACGGCAACGGTGAGGGCATCTCTGTCAAGATTTCTTGCAGCAGCTTTTTCTTCTATGAGCCGACCACAAAAGAGGTTTTCATCAATGTTGAATCCGCAAACGATGAGGAGCGTAAAAAAATCAATCAATATGTAAAAGAAAACAGTGCCTCGGTCAGCGAGAATCTTGTTCCGCTAAAATTTTTGCAATCCATTATTTCCTATGGCTGCGAAAAATGGAATCCCAATTATATCTAACGGCATTATAATCTGGTCGCTGCCTATGCTGGGGCAGCGACTTTTTTCTTGCCAAAACGTGCGAATGGCATAGAATAGGTATTGTACGATAGATAACATTCCATATCGAAAGGGTTTTATGCCTTTCGTACATTCACAATTTCGCTTGAAGGGCGGACTTCTCGATTCTGAGAGGCCCGCTCTTTTTGCGTCCAACACAAAAAGGAGCGTAATGACATGTTTGAAATTTGCAATGACAAGACCTATTTTCTGGCCGAAACGACCGCCAAGAACAAAACAATCGAAATCACCCTCGTAAAAGACAGCCACGGTAGTCTTCTGAATGAGCACGAGATTAAGCTTGACCTCTGCCGTGCCGTACTCGAATTGCAGCGTGGTGGCTACATCGTCACGAAGGTCCGTGCCCTTGACTACGACATCGAGAATGTCGTGGATGTGTTCCATCTGCCGGAGTTTGAGGAGGCTCGCGAAAACCCGATGCCCGATATTGTATCCGGCGTCATCACCTCGAACTTCGATTCTGGTGCATCGTTCCATCTGCCGTGCAAGGTGAACAAGAAGACCCGCGAGGTGTTTGCTGTGGAAGTTCCTGCACAGCCCTGCTACGATGACTCGTTCAGAAACGCAACCGTGAATGTCGATGGCGTTGACCGCAGTCTGCTCAATCTCACCGACATCGTGAACGAGTATGACAGCGATGACTACGACGGCGTTCTCGATGCTCTGTATCATGTTCAGGCAAAGAACGATTACTGGGAGAACGACGGCGAATCTCTGACGGACCTCATCCACAAATACCGCTGGTATATCCTGAAAGATGCCCTGATGCAGCGTGGCCGCGATGCCGTCACGGATTTCATCGGGACCGACATCAGCAGCAGCGAGTTCAGTCGTGTCCTCGATGAAACGGAAATGGTGATGCCGGATGAAACCTTCGAGAAATTCTGGGAAAAGTACATCTGACCAGTACCAATGCGGTGGGGCAAGACACTCCACCGCCTTTTTTCGCAAAAATACGCAAACGAACCCACTGTCTAAATCAGACAAGAAGGAGAACCATATGGGCATTTCACCTGAAAACGAAGCATCTCAGAACAACACCGCCAAACGCCGCGACTATATCTCGTGGGACGAGTATTTCATGGGCATTGCGATGCTGTCCGCGATGCGCAGCAAAGACCCGAACAGTCAGGTGGGCGCATGTATCGTGCGCGACAATAAAATCCTGTCTCTGGGGTACAACGGTATGCCGATTGGCTGCGATGACGATATCATGCCTTGGGGCAGGGAAGGAAACGAACTCGAAACCAAGTACATGTATGTCTGCCACTCGGAGTTGAACGCTATCCTCAACGCCGGGAAAGACCTGCACGGGTCTACGATGTATGTCACGCTTTTCCCGTGCAACGAGTGTGCGAAAGCAATCATTCAGAGCGGGATAAAGCGTATCGTATATCTTGACGACAAGTACCGGGATGCGAACAACAATGTCGCTGCACGACACATGTTCAAGATTACCGGGGTAGAGACTAAGAAATACGAGCCCAGTGCCCGCAATGTCACCCTGAACTTGTAATTATTACAGCCGGTCTAAAGACCGCCACAAAAATAAGGAGTACAACAATGAAAATCTATCATACTGCGCTTGGCGTATGCGACACCTACGAGGTCGTAACGGAACCGCCTCTCGGCTATATCATTTGGAATATCGGCGATAATGCACCGGAAGGCTATCTCCCGTTCTGCAGACTCAAATTTATGCAGCCGTTTGAGGGCGGACGCGAAATTGACTCGGATACCCTAAAAGCCATGAAGTGTGACGGTGCAAGGGAAATCTTAGCCGCCACCGGACTGGGTGCCGAAACCTCCGCCGAGATGAAGAAGTTCATCAAGAAGCACGAACGCAACCCCCGCAAGAGTTGGGAGTGCGAAAGAATGCGTGCCGCTATCCCGTATCTTGAGAAAATCGGAATGTGATACCATCGAGCCGTCTCCGCATTGGAGGCGGCTTTTTTGTTTATCGTCAGATTCCTGTGTCCGGTAATTTCTCTCTCAATGTTGCATAATCGTGCGAACCGGATACAATAGAAAATATCGAGACAACGCAAAGAGGTGAGAACACTTTGGAACAGCTTGAAATAATCATTCCGGGCGGTCAGAAACTTTCCGTCCGTGATTTTGTTGAATGGGAATATAACGGCGGCAAGGCGGATTTTCAGCCGGATGAACACTATCCTCTATGGGGAACTGTTCCTATTGAGGATAAGTTGCGATATATTGCAATCAGTGTGTTTGGTGATTTGGCGAGTTACGGAAAATACAACAACCGAATCGGCGTTACGGACGGTGAGTCGGAGCACTACTTCTACTTCACGGTTCAGGGCAAGGATGAAGATATTCTTCTCGCCTTGAATGTCATGCTGAATGTGATATATACGAGCGCAGAGGGGAAATGCCGCAAGGAAACCGGCACATCTTTCGCGGAACTGCCCCTGATGCAGAGATTCGATGCCATCACCCGATACATCGAAGACGAGTTTGAGACCTGCCTTATGATGCTTTCAGACATCCCGTACATGCAGTGGACCTGAATTCGTAAAAAGTTGTTGCACATTCGTGCGAATTGGGTAAAATGAAGACTGTAAAGTGAATCAGTGGGTGAGTTTTTTGCCCGCATCACGAGAAAAAAGTGAATACTGAATACAAGAAGCAAGTTCTTTCGGGAGCTTGCTTCTTTTATTTTGGGAGGTTTCTATGACGCATAAGAAGTTGCTGGAACGCAATCGAAAAATTACCGATGCACTGCAAAATGGCGCAAAGGTCACGGACCTCGCGCAGGAGCACGGACTCAGCCCACAAACCGTCTACCATATCGCACAGGCTGAGATGGAGAAGCGGCGGAAAGTGACTTTTACGGAGTGGAAGGACAACCGCAACGACGAGATACGCAACCAGTATCAGGAAGGCATTTCAGCCGAAGAACTGGCAAAAGCTTTTAACCTTAACCGCGCCACGATTTTTCGTATTCTGAAAGAAGGCGGGGATTCCTACCACCGGCACCTCGACACGAAAATCGAGACCTCTACTTTGCGCCGCATTAAAGATTTCAAGCAGGGGTTTGTGGACTACGCGAAGAAGAACCCCAACACGCCGGTCGAGAACCTTGCTCGGGAATACGGTATCAGTCCCTCTTCCGGATTCAAGTATCTTCATGAGACCGGTATCTATCGCGGCAAGGGACGCAAAAAGAAGGCAGCAAAGCCTAAGGGGTGAACCAGTAATGGGGAAAAGGAAAGCAACCCGCAGCGAAATCATCGAGCGAAACAGGAAGATTGTCAAAGACTATGAGGACGGGCTATCGTTTGAGCAGCTGTCCGAGAAATACGGGCTTTGCGTCAGGACCTGCTATCGCGCTCTCGATGAAGAACAACAGGCGCAGCGCATTGCGGAAGAACAGGACCATGCCAATCTGGTCGATAAAATCGTGGCGGAGTATCAGAAGAATACAGCTGTCCGCGACATTGCCGAAAAGTACGGTGTTTCCATTGGGTATTGCAGTGCCATTGCTGTTCAGGCCGGAATCAGCAACAAAGAACTCAGTCACCGTCGCATCACCCGCCGTCAGCAAAAACGCAACGATGAAATCTTCGAGAAATACCAAAACGGCATCGACGCCAAAGACCTCGCTAAGGCATACCATTATTCCTTGCCGGGTATTTACAGTATCATCCGGCGCGTTAGAAAACAGAAATGTAAAAGAGACTAAGTCCCCTGCATGATGTTGCAGGGGTCTTTTTTTTATGAGGGAGGTAAATCTAGTGAACGATAACGAACGGACATTGCTTCGGTATGTGGTGGAAGGGGATATTCGGAAATCTCAGCAGCAGGCGAAAATCGTGTTGGAGGGGCTTACTACTGTCAAGGACAAAGCGTTCAAGGAAACCTGTCTGCGAACACTTGCAAGTAAAAGTCCTACGCTAATCGAACTGCCATATAACCTGCAGGGGCTTTTGGTAGCGGAAGATTTGAGTGCTTTCCGAGAAGACCGGTTCCTCATCCGAGACGACGAGAAAGCGGTCATAGAAAAGATGTGCAAGACGCGCCGTGCTGCGCTGCGGTTGCAGGAGATGGGGATTCACTATACGAGTTCTCTTTTACTCATGGGCGAGCCGGGAACCGGAAAGACTGAATTGGCGCGGTATATCGCTTATACGACGAACCTTCCTTTCGTGTACACGAATTTCTCCGGTATGGTGAATTCCGCTCTGGGCAAAACACAGAAAAATATCGGTATGGTATTCGACTATGCAAGAAAAAGTCCGTGCGTGCTCTGCCTCGATGAGATTGACGCTATCGGGACACGGCGCGGCGGCAAGGACGATGTTGCGGAAATGAACCGTGTGACGATTGCCCTGATGCAGGAGCTTGACCGACTCGGCAACGACATCATCCTTGTCGGGACCACGAACCGTCCCGATACGCTGGACGATGCTCTGCTCCGGCGCTTCACCTTTGGGCATACGGTAAGACCTCTGTGCCGGGACGATGCGCGTACCCTCGCAAGGATGTTCTTTGCATCAGTAGGGTATTCGGCATCCGATGCGGAAATTGAATCGCTGCTCGATGACACTTCACAGTATTATACCGCAAGCAAAATCACGAATCTTTGCATCGACCATATCATCGACTGGGTAGCAAATCAGGAGGATACACCATGCATCGGAAAAGTTTAACCGGAGAAGCAAAGCTGAACCGCGATAAGGCAATGCTGAACGATTATATCGCCGGTATGCACATCGCGGAATTGGCTGAAAAATACGGTATCGGCTGCACGAATGTTAAGAAATCCCTTGAAGTGTTAGAGGGTTTTGATGCTGTGCGCCGCAATGACCGCAAAAGCCCGAATCGGAAACCCAACAATCAGAAACGATTGTCGAAAGCCGACATGGAGCAGCGGAATATTGAGATTGCGCAAGACTACAAAAACGGGGCCTGGACCTTTGAAATCGCTGAGAAATACAATCTCTCTGGACAACAGGTCTATCATATCCTGCGCAGAAGCCCTGATTATACCCCGCACAAAGAGAATATCGGGTCAGCTGTACAGTTCAAGAAACGCAAACGCAATGCTGAAACCGTTGCGGATGTCAGGGCAAATCCGTACATGACTGTCGGAGAAATCATGGACAAGTATGGGTTATCGGAATCCACCACCTATCAGGTATTTCGAGAAGCTGGGCATCCGATTTCTGGTGGTCTTGTCCGTTTCGGCCCTGAACCGCCTATGAACATTCCGGAATTCAAGCACAGCCCGAAAGTATTGGGGCTGCGGCGTGAAGCCTTGGAAGACACCAAGACCCCGGAGGAAATCGAAGTGCGGAACAACGATATCCTGAGAGACTACAAAGCGGGTGTCAAGGTAGAGAATATCGCAGTACGGTACAATGTCACGCCGCGATTCATTGCGGGGCTTATACAGAAACACCGGGCACATCACCCCCTCTACCGCAAGAACCTGCGCGGCAACGCTAAAATGAAGAAGAAGCTGCCGGAAGAAGTCTGCGAAGGGATTGCAGTAGAATACCAGAACGGGAAAAGCGTCTCCGACATTGCTAAAGACCATAAGATTGCCGTGGGTCAGACCTATAAGATTCTGCATGACTACGGAAAGCTTTCTGAATCGCTGACAGAAGCCGAAACTCGTAAAGCCACGCAAAGTCGTTCTCCTATCACGGATAATGTAAAAGCCCGAAACCGGGAATTTGCGGAATTTGCACGGATGAATACCGGCAAAAATCTGCGTGACCTTGCGGATATATATGGTATCTCCTACAGCACAGCTGTAAATATCGCAAAGTCCGAAAACATCCATAAACGGGCAGGGGTGGTTGTACCGTGAGAGATTTCGAGTGGCGGTATCGCAGGCATCGTGGCACGGTAGCAGAGGAATGTCCCCGCGTTGCTGCTATGTGGCATCCGACAGCCAATTCTGTATCGCCGCAGGAAGTCACCTGCGGCAGCAATCGTAAAATCGCTCTTATCTGCCCGAAATGCGGATACGGAAAGAACGGAGAATGGCGTCCCTCTATCGCCGGTGCCTGTCGAACAGGCGGCGGATGCCCGGCGTGTTCCGGAAAAGTCCTTGTCGAAGGTGTCAATGATGTAGCTACCGTACATCCCGAAATCGCTGCACAGTGGCATCCGACACTTAATGAGTTCCCGCCCACGCGAGTGACTTCCGGAAGCGCAAAGCATGTATACCTTGTCTGCAAGGATTGCGGGTACGGCGCAAACGGAGAATGGCATCCGATGATTGCTTTTGCCTGCGGGTCCGGGGGAGTACATACCGGATGTCCCGAATGCGCCAGAAACTCACTGAGAAAGGCCATGAGAGCCCACTACGCCAAAACAGCAAGGAAACCTGTAGTATCAGTTGCATGCCCTCAAATCGCCGCTTTGTGGCATCCTGAAAACGAATTCGGCCCCGACATGTATACGACCGGCAGCTGCAAAAATATCCCGCTCGTATGCACCGCATGCGGGTACGGCAAAGACAAAGACTGGACGCCTTCGATTGCTGACGTTTGCCGGAAAGGCGCAAAGTGCCCGTTTTGCGGTAACATCGTGAGGTAATACCCTTGTACAGACAGAAAAACAAGACTCCCTATAACATGGCGGGTCAGATGAAGGTAGGTCTGATTGGTGAATCTGTCACCATGCACTATCTTGACTACTATTGTGAAAAGCACAAGGACAGGATTGCAGGATTTTCGGATGTACGGGATGACAAGAAATATCAGGAAGACGACATCGACTTCATTGTATACAGAAAAGACGGTTCTTCATTCACGGTTGAAGCAAAGGCTGACACCTACAAAACCGGGAATGTCTTCCTCGAAACAGCGGTGAATAGTTTCGCTATCGGAGAAGATGACAAGCTGCTGCGATTTGGAAAATACCAAAAAGCGATAGCCAAGCACTCGAAGGGATGGCTGTATAAGGAAGCTGACTATATCTTTTATTATTTCACCGAGACCAGGCAAATATATGTCTTTGAGCGCATGGCGGCAATGCACTATCTCAATTTCGCTCTGTGCTCGGATACGGTGTTCGTCCACGATGAACGAAGACCTTTCGGGAGGGCTGCGGAAAACAAAGAGCAGCGAAGTAACTACATGCAATACTACGGTACAGGCTTTTGCGTGAACGCGGAACAGATGCGCCGTTCTGATGTCATCGACCACCGGATGCATCGCGTAGGCAACAAGAGTCTGCGATTTTCGGAGCGCATCGAGCCCGGGAAAGTGTTTGAACATTTTGTAAATCATACTTGTATTTGATACACTTTCGCGCCAAAATATGGTATAATGCAAGTACAGATACAGAAAGCACTATATGTTGTACTTATGTACAACATTTTCCGTTCTGGACACTGTATGTGGCACTTTTGCGTTGACAAAATATGCGAATTGCAGATAATTGGTAGTAGGGTAATTTACCTATTTTTCGGGAGAGTTACTTCTCCCGAATATGCTTCTGTAACTCAGATGGCAGAGCAGCTGTTTTGTAAGCAGCAGGTTGCAGGTTCGAATCCTGTCGGAAGCTGATGCCGGGAAGATGACCTCCACGCGGTCGGCATCGGGCAACAGGCTTAACCTCCCTTAGCTTGGCAAACATCTTCGCAGATAACATAAAACTCTTAGAAGATACCAGATATGCTCCGAAACAACATCATAGTTTTACACACACTTACATACACATCTGCTTGCAGCTGGTTGTAGAGCGGCGGCAAGCATCGTATCTGGTATCCCATAAGAGTTGCCGCTCATAAAGACAGCCTCCTCGCGGCGAGCGGCGGTAACACGGGTATTGAGCTCCCCGTGGCAAATGTCTTTTCTCTTGGGTCGTTAGCTCAGTCGGCAGAGCATCGGACTGTTAATCCGAGCGTCGCTGGTTCGAACCCAGTACGACCCGCCACGCGGAGTATAGCAAAGGTAGCTTACCAGCCCCATACGCTGGCGGTTGCAGGTTCAAGTCCTGTCTCCGCACCCATCGTCCATGCCATGACGTTAAACCGGCTATTCATGTCAATCGGTCGGACGTAAAATGACCGAAATATTCTGGTATCGAATACGAAGGTTGCAATGCACCATGGTTAATTCGCCCGCAGCGCACGGGAAAAGGTGGTTCAACTCCACCTGCCAGAGCCATGACCTGTTGGAAGCGATTCTAGCAGGTCAAATAAAACAGGGGGGGCACTCCGATGCAGTAATTACCGCGTCCGAATGCCAAAATCAAGGAAAGGGTCACACCGATGTACTGATTTGCCTGATGGCGGGCAGCTCCCGCCTTAAAACACCATAATAGGTAGCGCCTATCTGAGTGCGTCTATACCTCGGCGCACTCAGCCACCCGATGGGACAGCCTCCACGCGGCGGGTGGTGGACAGCGACTATGATTGTCACTGACGAATGTCCTTTCAGGAACCGCATTGCATTCCCTGTGCAAACGGTATCCTAAACGGTCAGGAAGCCGTGTGGGCGAGTGCTTCCTCTTGTGCTTCGGCGCAGAAACAACAAATCTCGTCCCGCTAAGCATGCATCGTACGAGCATCCCCGTTAAGCCGGGGCGCAGCCAGACGCGACATAGCCGAAAAAGGCGAGACTGCTGCGCGGCATCTGGTAAGTTTGCCGCAGTCTTACACAGCCCATAGCATTCCGTTGACCCGAATTGACAGGGAAGTAACGGCAGGGCTTGAATTGAAGTTGACCAGTGTCCAAAATGCTTTTCCGGATTCTTTCGTATCGTCCACGCAGAGATTCGCGGAATCGCTAAGAGACATAAAGATGATGTTTCGGGGATGACGACCTACTAAACGGACATCATGGCGGGGCTAAGAGAGGGTTCACCCGCTTTTTCTCATGCAGGCATCGTATAGGGGTTAATACACCCGCCTTCCAAGCTGGTCACGCGGGTTCGAATCCTGCTGCCCGCTCCACCGTCGCCGTCACCGTACGCCACGACATTAAATTTGGCGAGCATGGTCCACTTGTGGTCCGCTGTCGAATGCCAACGGACAGCCAAAAAATCAATCGGCAAACAGGTGCTGCACCTGAAGGTATCCGAAAGTCTCAGCATCAGTCGCGAATGGTGCTGAAAAACATCGGAGAGGATACAGCGCAGAATCCTCCGGGGTTGCTACCGGATGGTGCTGGACGCGAGGTTGGCTTCCTCGCTGAGGGGTGATAACCAGCATAAAACACCCTACCGTGCTTGGTTAGCTCAGTTGGTAGAGCAGCGCATTCGTAACGCGCAGGTCGGCAGTTCGAGTCTGCCATCAAGCTCCACGGTCCGATTGGGTGACGCGCTCTTTGAGAATCCGCCCAAGAAGCTGTCAGCGGGGGCATGCACTTGCTGACGGTTGGCTAAGTCCTTACGGAAGTCGTCGTAGCCGGAACCGAACACGAATGGGCAACGTAAAGCCCCGCACGGCAGAGCGTTATCTGCTATAGCGCATGACAACTCTAAGTAGGAAGGAGATGATTCCGATGGAGCAGGCAATTATCAATGTCGAAGGCACATCAACGATTGAAACCGCAGCGGCGGCTAAGAAGCTGATTGAGACCTTCGGAAGTCAGAACATCCGTGCTCTCTCGGTCAAGCGCTTGAACGAGAACAGTAACGAAGTCGTTGTTGAACTCGATTTTGTACCGGGTCTGACACCGCATCTGCACGGCTTCGCTTTGCAAGTCAATGGCTTGACTGCGGGTTACGACGGCACCGGCCCCTCGAACCTGTACGAAGTACTGCAAGCAGCTGGCGTTGATGAGCGCCTTCTGACGCGTGAGGATATCACGCAGAAGAGCAACAAGACCATTCCGCTGCATCTGGAGCGCGAGGTCAAACAGTACGGCGAACTTCATTACGCGTAATTACTGGCGGGTCTTTCCCGCCATCATGGGGGCATAGCTCAGTTGGGAGAGCACCTGCTTTGCAAGCAGGGGGTCGAGGGTTCGAATCCCTTTGCTTCCACCACCAGACACATCTCCATCTTGGAAATCGTCTCTGGGCGTGCATTGTACTGTTACACAAGCGCAGTACGGTCATTTATTTGGTGCGGTACTCCTTAACTACACCACGAAGACGATAATCCTGCCCGCACCGCCCCCACCTGAGGGTCATTTACACAGGGTTACGTCAAGCCGAAAACATCATGCCGAGTGGCGAAAACGGCTGCGGCATGGGCGAGACAAATTCGTCTCGTCAGCCATCTTTTGAGAGCGACCTCCACGCGGTAGATGGCGGGCAACGCAGATTTCTGCGGCTAACACTCTCTGATTCTTGGATAGGTGTCCGAGTGGTTTATGGAACTGGTCTTGAAAACCAGAGATGCATCCGCGTCCGTGGGTTCGAATCCTACCCTATCCGCCATCAGCAGTCGGATACACTCTGTACCCGGCTGCTTTTTACATATTTGCGCTTCTTTTCATCGTACCAGAATCGTTTTTTTCCTGATAGGAGCCTCTCGGATTCTGTTGCGATTTGTGAACATTACGTTAATCATGGTTGTACTCAGTACACTTTCAAGGAAAAATGTGGTATAATGCATATAGAGCGACAGGGAAAACGAAATATCAGAAGCCCTCCGCTCTTAACATCGTTTCGTTGATGTGGGGACTCACCCCACACAGTAAAAAAGGAGAAGTAAAATCATGCGCAAAAAGTCTATGATGAAGAATGTGCTTGCAGTTGCCATGGCTGCTACAGTCGCAATCTCTGTTACCGGATGTAAGGGCAAGAAGAATCAGGATGCTGCCTCTTCTGCTCCTTCCACCAGTCTGAGCGATTCCGCAAGCACCGCACAGTCCGAAACCCCCGACACTGCCGAGAAGGAAGATACCAGCGCGGCGGCGTCCGAGAGCAAGGCTGAGAGTGAAGCCGAGAGCAAGCCCGATTCCAATGCTGCCAACACCGAGAACAAGACCGCTGAGTCTGAGGCTGCTTCCGACAAGGCTGAGAAGCCCGCTGCCAGCCAGAACACGAACCCCGACAATGTTTCTACTAAGGACGGTCCCGCCAAGGCTCCCGTCTACAACACCCATAAAACCACCACCGGCACCAAGACTCCTGCCCAGAAGCCTGCTGCCGTGACTCCCGCTGCCGCTCCTGCCGAGAAGAAGTCTCAGCCCGTCTACACCTTCACCGTACGCCATCATGACGCCACCTGCACCACGCAGGGCTATGATGAGCATATCTGCAACGAGTGGGGCGGTATGAACTACAACGACAACTATGTTGCCGCCAAGGGTCATAGCTGGGATAACGGCACCGTGACGAAAGCTGCCACCTACACCGAGACCGGCATCAAGACCTTCAAGTGCAAGGATTGCGGTGAGACCCGTACTGAGGAGATTCCTTCTCTGGACAAGACCTACCACATCCTGCAGGTTGTTGCTCCTACCTGCACTTCCGAGGGCTATACCATCTATGAGTGCAATGAGGTTCCGGGTCTTACTTACAAGGGCGATTTCACCGACAAGACCCCGCACACCTATGATGAGGGTGTCGTGACCAAGGAAGCGACCATCTACGAGAAGGGCGTCAAGACCTTTACCTGCTCTGCTTGCGGTGATACCTATACCGAGGATATCCCGATGGTGGAGAAGACTTGGCACAAGGGTGATACGGTTGCTCCCACCTGCACTGAGCAGGGCTACACCGTCTACATCTGCGACCAGGACGCCACGCTGACCGAGAACCGCGATTTCGTGGACGCTCTGGACCATGATTGGGGCGAGGGTGTCGTCACCAAGGCTGCTACCTGCACTGAGGATGGCGTCAAGACCTTTACCTGCTCTCGTGACGGCGCGACCAAGACTGAGGTCATCCCGGCTGTGGGTCACAAGTGGGATGATGGTACTGTCACCACGCCCGCTACCTGTGAGGCTTCCGGCGTGAAGACCTACAAGTGCCTGAACGATGGCTGCACCGAGACTAAGACCGAGGAGATTGCCGCGCTGGGTCATAACTACGATGACGGCGTTGTCACCAAGGCTGCTACCTGCACTGAGGATGGCGTCAAGACCTTCACTTGCCAGAACGACAAGAACCATACCTACACCGAGGTCATCCCCGCAACCGGTCACGATTACGATGACGGCGTTGTGACCACCGAGCCTACCTACACCGAGAACGGTGTCAAGACCTTCACCTGCCACAACTGTGGTGATACCTACACCGAGAGCATTCCGGCTCTGGGTTACACCTACAACGAGACCGTGGTCGCTCCTACCTGCACGGAGGACGGCTATACCATGCACGAGTGCGTGGAAGATGCCACCAAGTCCTTCAAGGACAACATCGTCCCTGCACTGGGTCACGAGTACAAGGAAGTCACTACTCCCGCCACCTGCAAGGACGCTGGCAGCGTAGACAAGGTCTGTGAGCGCTGCAACGATAAGCAGCATATCCGCGATATCCCCGTCAATGAGGAGCATCAGTGGGACGAGGGCGTTATCACCAAGGAGCCTACTGCCACCGAGCCGGGCATCAAGACCTATACCTGCACCGTCTGCAACAAGACCAAGACCGAGAGCATTGCCAAGGTCCATGTCCATGAGTACACGGGTCTCGGTGAAATCGTCAAGGAGCCCTCTTGTGAGACTGAGGGCGAGCGTTGGATGTACTGCACCAATGATGGCTGCGACAGCAAAATTCTCGTTCCTATGCCCGCTATCGGCAGCCACGACTGGGACTTCGAGCACACCGAATGCCTGAAAAAGGCTACCTGCACCGAGCCGGGCACTATGCTGATGCACTGCAAGCGCGATGCTTCCCATACCATGACCTACTCCTATGGTGGTACTGGTCATATCTGGGATGAGGGTGTCATCACTACCCAGCCCACGCATGACGAGTACGGCGTCAAGACCCTGCACTGCAAGAACTGCGATGCGACCATGACCGAAAAGGTCCTGCCCACCAAGTACACCTTCACTGTTACCGTTGTCCCGCCGACTTGCACCGAGGACGGCTACACGATGCACAAGTGCAACGAAGATGACAGCTTCTCCTACAAGGACAACATTGTACACTCCACCGGTCACCATGCCGAGATGCGTGTCATTGAGCCTACCTGCAAGGAAGAGGGTCGCACCGAAATCTACTGCACCGTCTGCGGTGAAGTGAGCACCGTTCTCTCTACCACGCCCAAGAAAGACCATACTTGGGATAACGGTGTCGTTACCACCGAGCCTACCACTGAGCATGAGGGTGTCAAGACCTACACTTGCACTGGCTGCGGCGAGACCAAGACTGAGTCCATCGCTCGTCTGCCCGCAAGTGCCAAGGTGGCTGCAAACCCTATCGTAGCCGGGGCTGAGCCTGTTGTCGAGGTTCCGGCGCAGGAAATGAGCGCCGAGAGCATCAACGCCGAAACCTATGTCGCAGAGACTCCGGTTGAGTCTGCTGTACCTGCTGAAACTCCTGCCGAGCCCGTTGCTCCTGTTGAGTCCGCTGAGACCGAGAAGTCTGCCGAGACTTCCGAGGACAGCACCGACACCAAGCAGGAAGATGCCGACATGCCTAAGGAAACCGAGGCTGAGGTCGTAATCGTTGAGGGCGCTGCGGAGTAAATCTCCCGTTTCCAACACTACAAAATAGGTCCGCAAAGACCTGAATCCATCGAGGCTTGCCGGGAAACTGGCAAGCCTTTTTTATTGTCTGGCAGACCCGCATGGTGCTGCTTACGACACAAAGAAAGGTGATACGAATGATTGATTATATTGAGAAAGCAAAGGCATTCGCCATGATGGCGCACAAGGGCCAGACCGACAAGGCAGGGGAAGACTACTTCACGGCGCATGTGGCCGTTGTCGCAGACGGCGTTGAGCCTGACCCGCTGGTGAAAGCTGCCGCCTACCTGCACGACACGGTGGAGGATACCGGCACCACGATAGATACCATCAGAGCGGAATTTCCTCCGGAAGTGGCTGAGGCGGTCTCTGTACTGACTCGGGAAAAAGATATGACATACGCAGAGTATATCTGGCGCGTTAAGCAAAACGACATTGCCGTCAAGGTAAAACGCGCAGACCTCGTCAGCAACATGGACCTTAACCGAATCCCGTATTCTCTCACAAGCAAAGACCTTGCGCGAGAAGCCAAGTATCTCCGTGCCTACAAGATGCTTGATGGCAGAAAGACAGTCTCTGCCGTAAACCCCTATGCTCTGTATGACTATCTCATCACCTGCGGATGGGAGAATGACCCTACTGAGAATTCAGCATCCGAATCTCCCGTTCTGAAAGCGCCTTCCGGCTCCTACAAGGTGCTGGTTCCCCTTGATATGCTGCGTACAGATTACGAGCAGCGCCTCAGAGATGCTCTGGAAACGCTTTGCGTCTTCGAGGCGGCACCGATGTGCGATATCCTCGGAACACTCTTATACTGGACGCCAGCGCCCGCAGAGAGCAAGTCCTGAGCCGAGGAAAGCGCTATTTCTGAAACTTGCAAAGACTCGCGTTTGTGTTGCTGTTGCTTTTGCCTGTTTTCTGACGGGGCAGATTCGAGGCAGATTCAGCACTGATTCGCGCCAGACGAATACGACAAGCAAGCGCACAAAATGCGACTCGCTCAGATGTTAATTGTTTGTGAATCATACTTGTACTCGCTACAAATCCGCGTCCAAATATGGTATAATACAAGTATAAAAACAGCGATAAAATGTGATATTCGCTGTAAAATCAAGCCATGCAACTGTCGTCTGCTTTTGCGGATGACATACTATGCTCCAGTGGCGAAATTGGCATACGCGGCAGATTCAAACTCTGTTTTCTCCGGGTTCAACTCCCGGCTGGAGTACCATTTTTGAAATTAACTCAGGGGGTGATTTCGTGAATAATATAAGCGCTGTGGCCATCGGAATGCTCATCGCCGCGCATCGTGAAGGTGACGAGGAAAAATTCAGGGCTTATGTCGAGCTCATTGCCGAAACCTATGAGCAACAGGGAAATGACCATGCCGCTAACATCATCCGCAGCTACTATACGGGTGATTATGGCGAGCAGGGAAAAGTTATTCTGGATGAAGCAACAGAACAAACTACATACTACGAGACAGGCTGGTATGAACCTGACATTTTGGGGTCCGGTGGCTCCTATCGCGGAGTCACAAAAGCAACTTCCGAGGAAGAAGCTCTGCAGCGGCTGCTGAAACACTCTGCCGACTATGCACATCGTATCACCGTATATAAGAAAGACGGCAAAACCATAAAGCGGGAAATTGCCGAGTATGACCAATGGGAAAAGAAGTGGAGGACAGCCGAATGAAGTGGAATGTATTTTCTCTCAAAGCCGTTAAAGAGGCATTAAAACCCAAGTTTGTGTTGGAGAAGGTCCGTTATGTGACGGATGACGAGGAGTACGGTGAAGGCAAGTCTATGCGCCTTGTCTTCCGTAATGTGGAAGAGATGCCGGAAATCGACTATATTAAGCGGACCGTCTGCACATTCATTCAGGACACCTACATTCACTTCAAGGACAAGAGCCTTAAGCCGATGCAACTTTGGCTGGACAACCTCAATGAAAGTGAGGACTATATCCGCTATTCAACGAACAACCTTGTGTCGCCGCCGCTGGCACTCATCGGTGAAACATACATCTCCGATGAGAGCTACTTCCACAAGTGGCTGGTAGCCCAAGGAGGAAATGAACTTCTTGAGAGAGCGTCCATCACCATCGACGTGGATGTCATCTATGCCTATGACAATGTCGATAAGGTTGAGAAAAGTTCCGAAGACGGCGAAGTACATGGCGTTCTCATCAACAGTACAATGTATCTGCGTGAATCGGAAATCAAACAGGTTGCTCGGCTTATCAAGGACGAGAAGCTCCGTAACCGCGTATTGACGCTGATGCGCTCTCATCGCCGCATTGTGTCGGCTCCCGAAAAAGAGAATCGCAATATTCGGGAAATCGCATCCGCACAGATGCTGGGTCAGGGGTGAAATTGTGAAACACAAAATCTCAGAAATCGGCGCTCAGATGCTCGAGTACCAAGAACAGCTTGCCCGTGAATACAAATACAAACCCATCCCGCGTACCTTCTTCTGCGATGTGAGAGCCAAGTTTCAAAAGACATTGCCGGAATGGTGCAATGTGTCCGGTGACACGATTTCGCTCGAAACCTCTGATGGCACAGTCATTACCAACGGGTACAACCGTATCGTGATTGGTGACTATGGTGCATTTGTTGAGTTTTCCCGCGTCCAAGCCTGTATGCGATGCCTCGAAATCAAAGAAGGTCAGGTCTATCGCGTGGAAAACCCGCGCTATGCCGAACATGTCAAATATCTCTGGCTCACGGCAGATGATGGTTCGGATGTGAAGGTATACGACCAGAAGCGTCCGGTAGAATATGCTGACTACATGCCGGGGATGCTGTATGTTAGTGTGTATGAGGTTTTCCCGACCAAAACCACCAAATAAGAGAGGCTCTTATGAAAAGCATGCAGCCAAAAATTGGCGACACTCTCTGGGGCGTCTGGGAACATCGGTATTACAACGAAAAGCGGCTCGTTGAACTGGAATATGTTGTATACCCTGTCAAGATTACCAGATTCTTTAAGGGAAAATATGTCGATGCGCATTGCGTCGGTGTGGATGTGGATGGTCACACTGCTGTTCATTGGGTTGCAGTAAAAAGCATCGGCAAATCTGTGTTTTATAATCCGACTGATGCCGCCAAATATGCCGAGGCGATATCGGATTACTATGACAAGCATTACGCTTTCTGCGGTACACCAATTAGGCGAACACAGTGGGAGCATTTTCTTGAGAAGGACTAGGCATGGCCAAGCACAAGAATAAAAAGCGCACACCGATAGGTTCACTTCCTCGAATCCTCGCGTATTGAGCGCAGATAAGCCAAAAAACTCAACCTCAAGTTGATTGCGGCATGAAGAAACACAAAAACAGGAGCAGATATGAGTTTACGCGGAGAGCCCTTGTTTGAGGGACTGAATTTCAAGGAATTGTTTGGAAAAGAACTTATTGTCGATAAAGTGTTTTGGAGTTATGACGGCATTTCGCTGCTCTGCGTATGCAAGGATGAGGACGAAAAATTGTATTTCTGTAACTGCACAGAAGTGCGAAGCGAAGAACGCTGGGTCCTGTATCCGGCGTCGAAGCAGCAAATCGAACAAATCGTCAGCAAAAGCAAGACCCCGGCCGAAGTATTCCGGGATAGCCGTGTAGTGTATATGTATACCATCGGCTTGGATACAGACCAAGGAACATTGAGGAAACTGACTGTCGATGAACTGTCAGATGCAGACAAACTTCCGGAAGGAGAGTATGTGTAAATGAGCAAGCACGAACTCGGCGCAGACCGCGTTTTCCACGAAGGTGCTGGTTACTGCGAATAAACATCAACCACAAGTTGATTGACCAGAACCACAAAAGTGGTATAATGTAAACAGAACGAAACGAAAGGAGACAACCGAAGATGCTGTGCAAGACTGTTAATGCTATGTCGTTTGCTGAGTATAGTTATGAATCTGAATTCGAGTCCTACGAATCCAGCTTTGTTTCCTATACCCATCGACAGGCAAAAACAGACCTCGAACGGCTGCGGTGCGTCTTCTGACGGCATTTGCATTCCGAACGCTGCTTGTCGATTCATTTCGGCAGGCAGCGTTTTTTTGTTGCCTGCAATACAGAAAGGCAGCAAAAGAAAATGAACGTTCCTACTATCGATATCGTGCAGACGGGTGCCAATATCAAGGCACTGCGAAAAGCGGCAGGCATCAAGGTCAAGGATATGGCAGACACGCTCGGCGTATCAACGCAGGCGGTAGCCAAATGGCAAGCGGGCACTGCTCTTCCTACCATCGACAATCTTGTGATTCTCGCCGCGATGCTCGATACGAAAATCGATGACATTCTCGTCATCGCATAAACCCTCGCCGCAGGATTGCGGCTATATGGCCGAATAGACGAATTGGTTAAGTCACAAGCCTTTCACGCTTGAGAGTATGGGTTCAAGCCCCATTTCGGTCACCATCTGCTTCTGTAGCTCAGTTGGTAGAGCAGTAGGTTGAAGCCCTATGTGTCGCTGGTTCGATTCCAGCCGGGAGCACCACGAGGCTTAATGCCTCCTCATATGTGCCGGTATGCAAGCGGTCAAAGCAAACTGTCTGTAAAACAGGTCTGTTACAGTTCGTAGGTCCGAATCCTACCCGGCACACCATAAGGCCCCTTCGACAAGTTGGTCCAAGTCGCCAGCCTCTCAAGCTGGAGTCGGCAGTTCGAGTCTGCCAGGGGTCATACAAGCACCCACAACGAGATAGTAAAGTTTAGAGTTCGATAGTCAACTTTATTGTTTAACAAAACGGGTGCAAATCTGCAGAGGTCGCCTAACGGTAGGGCTACGGATTGCTAATCCGTCGTCGGGTCAATCCCCGGCTTGCGAGTTCGAATCTCGCTCTCTGCGCCATATGCTCATGTGGCCGAGTGGCCGATGGCAGCGGTCCAGAAAACCGCCGGTGAGAAATCGCCCGAAGGTTCGAATCCTTCCATGAGCGCCACTGCCTCTAAAATCTTCGATTTCAGTCGAGGATTTTAGGGGTACTTTTTTGTTTGTATCTTATTTGTTACGAATCAGCGTTCATGGTTGTACTGAATACACATTTGTGGTATAATGCTAATAAAGTAACGGAGGTGCGCCATGATTTTCGAAATGACCGAAAAGCAGTATCAGCTGTTTTTGCATGTCATGCAGGTAATGCAGACATTCTACGGCAACAACTTTTCTTCCATCTGCAAAGAGGTCGGGGACGCCTACGGTGTGAATGATGTGGATATCGAAAAGGCGCATATGATATTTACCGACTTTAAGGTCACAGCTCCCGTGCCTTCCATGCAAAACGCAGCAGGGGAAATCTATCAAACTGCGCTCTCGGCAACGGATATCGCGGTAGGGAACAAGGAGAACCCGTATACTAAGCGCATCGACATGAATGAAAGTGCTTGGGTAAAAGCTGCTGCCATCCTCGATGCGTATTCCAGAATCCTGATGGGACAGTTCGGCATCATCTATGAAGTTCTCGATATAGCTGATACCGATAATAAACCACAGCTGCAGGCGTATCATGACGCTCGTTGGGGCGGCGTCGGCATAGCAGAAGCCCGTGACCTTCTGATTCCACAACTGAGAAAACTCAGGGTTGGCTGGAATGGCAATTTCGGCATCTCCAACGCAGGGCTTGCCTACAACAGCAAACTTGCCTATGAGATGCTTAAAGCAATCCTGTATGCGTGCAGGCAGGGGGACGGCACCGTTCTGAAAGTAACGGACGAGCCGCTGATGTATGCACCCTGCAAATCAAATATTCATGCGTTGTAAAGCATTTTTTAAAGAAGGAGATTTGATGAAAGCAAACTACAAAGTCGTAAACAACCGTCAGGCGCAGTTGAAAAAGGTCATTCAGAATTTTGAGCCTACGGGTGTGTGCGCGTTTCTCATGTTTCGCTACTATGTTATGCAACTGATGGCCGAATCGGAAGCTGCAGGTGGGCTGAATGTACCGCTTAGCGATTCCGCTGAACTGCGAGTGAGTGACAATGTCGATGGGTTCTTCTCCAGTGCGAAGGATGAGGCTGTTTCGAATTATCTTGACCCTGACGACGAATCTAAGGATGTCACCATCCATTTCGATGGCACTCCGGAAGAATTCTCCAAGGAACTTGAATCGTACATTCTCGTGGCTATGGTTAGCAACTTTGAGCACGCATTCCTCGATTTTTCGGATGTCACCGGTATCAGCCGTGGGCACTTCGAGTTGGCTGTCGCAAAATTTATGTCCGAATACGAACAGACAGAAGGAAAGGTCAACAGCTTTTGTGACTACGAATATGAGGAGTGATGAGTTGTGACGGTTCTCAAAAATGCACTCGCGGTAAATGACGGCAAAGCGGTCGTCATTTCGATAAAACGCGAATGGCTTGCTAAAATCATGTCGGGTGAAAAGACGCTCGAAGTCCGCAAATCTCGGCCTTGGGAAATCTCGTTTCCATTCGCTGTATTCTGCTATGAGACGAAGGCGAACGGCGGTGCAGGGGAAATCATCGGGGTCTTTACCTGCGAGGACATCGACCAGCTGAACTGCCTGACAGGATTGTCTCCTTACTATGCAGACGGCGAAAAGCTGTCCGGTATGACGGATAAGTTTATTCGGGAAAGCTGTATCGATATAGCTGCGCTGTTCGAGTATGGCAACAAAACCGGCATGCTGTATGGCTGGAATATCTCAAATGTCCGCAAACTTTCTCTGCCCATGCGTCAGCTGCACCTGAAACGCGCTCCGCAATCGTGGCAGTACATCAACCTGAACGCAGACGACATCGAAAGCGTAGCTGCCGCCATTGAATGAGCAGGAAGCGTAGCTGCGGGGAAACCATCGAAAGCGTAGCTGCATCTTAAAATCCCCCTTGCACAGTTGTGCGAATCGAATAGAATAGTAAGTGCATGATAGATACCATCTTCTGATTCCCCATACCGGTAGATTCACAATCTGTTATGTGCTTAGAGCAGACTCTCGAAATGAGGGTCTGCTTTTTTATTTCGATTACAGAAAAGGAGGTAAACCTTGAATACCAGAACATTTACGCAATTTGCAAAAGCAGCCGAAAACTGCCGCTACAAGAACGATTTTCAGTTTGATTTGGTGCAGTGCGAGAAAGCGTATCAAATGGGCGGCGAGATGCGGATTGAAGCCGAATGCTGGCTGAATCTTTTTGAGAGCCTTGGTGAAGACGACATCAAATCCTATGTCAAGTCGGTCTATAGGCCAGGAGACCTTGACCCATTTCGCAAGAAACTGCCGAAGGAGTAAGTCCCATAATGCAGATACTATTTCATCTCATGGCGAATACCGGATGCTTGCCGGACAAGGTCGTTCCGCAAATCCCTACGAATCGGATGAAGGGGGAGGACCAGGAAACACCGAGAATCTGTACCGGACACACACTCGATGACTGCCTGACCGGCATCGGTATCCCGCATTTCATATCGAGTTTCCTGCTATCGGAAATTCGGCAGGGAAGAAGCGCGAAACACGCCGCCGAGACGATGCTCCTGCCGTTCGTCGGAAGAGTGTATTGTGTCGAGGATAACAACCCAGCACTGATACTGGACGATAAGACAAAGTATTTCGTGGCGGATTCCGTTGTCACGCACGAATGCTGGCTGACGGAGTACATCGACCCCATCAGAACGGAAAAGCTATGGCTCGTGGACGGAGAAGTTCAGTTCATACCGTTTTCGCATAACGGCAAACAGTACGAATACCCTGTCGTTCTCGATTCTCAGTGGTCTTCGATTCCGATGCAACCCGCTCCTGAATTCCGAAAATGCCTTCTTGATGTTACTAAGAAATGGCTTGAGGAAGAATAAGATGCGAGAAATGTGCCGTGAATAACAACACTGAAATGCAAAAATCGCACACAAAACCATGGCGGAGTCTTTTTCGGAAGACTTCGCCTTTTTTTGTTTTTCTCTTGCGTATCCTTGCGAACGGCATAGAATTGGTATTGTACGATAGATAACATTCTACACAGCCGAATATTTCGGGCGTACATCATTCACAATTCTGTTTTCAAATTAGGCAGACTTACCATTCGTGGTAGGTCTGCTTTTTTTGTTTTCAGAAATCCGTATCCATCTTTTTGAACGCGACTGCAAGGAGGTCCGCTATGTTTAATCGCAATCCCAAGAAAAACACCCGCTTCGCCATCTATGCCGGTAACCCAGGTTTTTCCGGCATGGTTATCTGCTCCGATTTTATCGGGTATGTCAAAGCCCCGTCGCTCAGCGATGCCTATGATGCAGCGTATCGGTATCTTGCCAACAGCGGATATACCGCCATCGTAGTCCGTGAAGCATGAAGTTTTTCCGACAACCGAACATCAATCACATCCCGCCGAACAGCTATTGTCGGCGGGAACTTTTATTCAAAGGAGTAATCACAATGAACGACAAACTGAAATTCTATGCCGGGACCACCGCTTTTATGCTCAGCGTTATCACCATCATAGGCTGCTTAGCCTGCTTTTTCTCGACGCCTGCGTATGCTGCGTCGGTAAAGCCAGCTGATGATTCTGATATCGAGTATGTCACGCCGTTGGAGGTTCATCTTCGGGAACTCAACGCTCAGCCGCCTTTCGCGCCAGTGCTGCCTGCACCTGAGCAGGAGGTGACCGAGACAGAGCCTGTATCTGAGCCTTCTGTCGAGACGGCAGAAACTGCACAGGAACCGGCAGAAGAACCTGTGACGGACACGATGCCTCAGAACCTTTCTGACAATGAGTACGCCATCTATACAGCGTTGCGGGATGCAGGTCTTTCTAAGGCCGGCACTGCAGCTGTGATGGGGTGCATGGCAATGGAGAGCGGGCTTCGTGTTACTGCCGAGAATCCGAACGACGGAGGCTATGGGCTTCTGCAATGGACACACGACCGTAAGACGAATCTCTTGAACTGGTGCTATGCATCGGGTCTGGATGCAAGTTCCGTGTCCGGTCAGGTCCAATTCTTTGTCCATGAGCTCAATGCCACATACAGTCAGGCAGCGGGGTACTCGTATCCGGTATACGAGACACTCACCACGAGCGACAGTGTAGAAGATTGTCTTGCGATGTTCTTCTCGCACATGGAAGCCGGGGTGAATGTCCCTATCTCGTCCAGCAAGGTCTATTGCGGGAACCTGACCACCTTACAACTCTACAACAAGCGGCTGAACGCTGCTTACAAGTATTTCTAAAAAATGAGGCGATTTACTATGACAAACACTGCGTATAAGACTCGAAAACTACTGTCTATGCTCTCCTGTGCCGAGAAGGAGAACGACGGTCTGATGCTGACGCATAACCTGCAAAACATGCAGCGCAACGGCAAGCAGACGGGCTGCTACGGACACATCATGAATATCTTGAACGGAAAATGCGTGTATGTGACCACAGAACGGTCTTGCTATCAGCCGATTGCCGACAAGAATATGGTTCGCTATGCCGCCGATATGAAGGATTACTCCTCTGTATCGCTCGGTGCCAGGGGCCGCAACCAGTTCGTGACCAATGATGAGTTGGTCGGAAAAATCGTTGACATGCTTCGATAACCGGAGCAAAAAAGGAGCATTACCATGAACAGAATCATCTATACCATCTTCAAAACCTTAGCTGTCCTGTTTGTTCTCTTCATCTTCCTGAGCATCAGTGCTTTGGCACAGTCCTTCACGCTGCACAATATCGCGCTGCTCGTGGTCAGTGTCATTTGCCTGAACAAATGATGCGGGATGATGCTTGCGGCAAAAGCTGAAAGAAAGTGAGGAAAAATCATGAATACCAATATTCGCTGGCTCGCCGCTTATACTGCGGACATCTTTGACGATTATCTCGCCGAGATAAAACTTCCTATCGTTTGCAGTGATGCAAGCGAGGAAGAAGACCGGCATAGCAACGAAAACAGTGCGATGCTGTATGGCATGGAATACTGGAATCTCGTGGAAGATATCGAAGCCTATCTTCGTGCCTCTGCCGAGAAGCCGGTCAATCCGAATGAAATTCTTGCCATGTTCGACACGCTTCTCACGGATAAGGGTCACAGTGACTCGATTCCGAGCGGAGAGAAGCGCGATGAAATCATTGCAAGAATCGATAAACTCCTGAAACCAGCGGAGGTAACGAGATGACACTTACACGAAAAGGCTGGAATAGCCTGAAACCCATCACAGCACCCGAGCAGATGTCTACGCCGATTCACTGGAATCCGATGAGTGATGATTGGAAGCGGTGGATTGACAGCCATCAGGTATATAACGGCGAATCGAGATTCTCCAAGAAGATGCTCGATGCCATGAAAGCACTGCATGACAAGATTCTCGGCTTCGGAGGAGATGAGGTCTGCATGACTGCCTACGACGAAGACGCCGTAAAAACACTCAGTCGGGGGCAGTTCTTCTATGGCAGCAGCTATATGCGCAAGGGTCAGCCCAGTCAATGTCACGCGAATTCCGCTTATCTTTGGGATGCAAACCGTGGTCACTGCTCTATTGCGACCGGGTACGCTCTTTCCGAGGACGGGCTTTGGCGTTGTCATTCCTGGGTCGTACAGCCCCGGAGCCGCACAATGCGTGTCTGGGAAACGACCGTTAAGCGTGTGGCGTATTTCGGATTCGTGATGAACGATACCGAATGCCAGGAGTTTTTGGACAACAACACCTCACAGCGAAGGGGTTATTTGTGTGAACGAATCTAACAATATCCAGAAGTTATCTGAATACGGCATGATTGCTCCGGACGGAACATGGTATCCTTGCGAGTTCGGAGAGCATGCGGCTCTTGCGGGGCGCATCATCATGCAAAACAGAATACGCCTGAACCTCTCTGATAAGGAAGTCTTAGACATGGCCTATGATTGGAGCGGGAAGGGTCTCGATTACCTGTACCGGCGCGGTTGGATTGCGGTTCGTAATCCGTCTTTGGGAAAAACATTTCTTGATATGGACGCCACCAAAACCGCAACTCAGGCACAGATGAACACCGTTTCCGATTACATCCACAAATATGAACGCTATGACATGGATATTTCCAAGCTCACAGCGTTCTAAAAGGGGAATTGAAATGAATAATACTATGATTCCGATTTTACCGGAACTGAAATCTGCGATGAAGCAGGTAACAAAACAATATCAGTCGGACTTTGACCTCGACACAAAGGTCATTCAGAAAGCCGCAAAGGAAGCGAAAGCCGACGGTAAACCTCAGACATTTCTGTGGTTTTGCCGGGAAAGCGGGACCTACATTGCGCGGGAATCTAACGCGTATTTGAAGGAATCGCCGATGTACATCTCCTACCAATACTATGCGGACCAGCAGAGACGGGAAGCGAAAGGCATCAAGGCGTATGTCGTCACCGTTACGGGACTTGATGGCAGAAAACCCTTGGGGTTCGCAACGCCCATCGACTACTTCAAGGAATGCGAGCGGCAGAAACGGTATGCCGTTCCTGCAAATCGGATTGCTCTGCATTTCGAGAAGGAGACGGTCGTTACGGAAAGACCCAAGACTATCCCGCGCCATCACAGCGAGTACGGAGAACTCAAATCTGTCACCTATCTGCCGGATGATGATGCCGCGCTCGACTATGCGCTTTCCATGGTGCATCAGAGCCGAGAGAAGTCCAGCCGAAAGGTAGGTGCCTGAATATGGGTAAGATTATCGAGTTGACCCATGACGATGTTCAGAACGAACTTGCCTATGCTCTTATCTGCGAGACTATGGAGGGTGCATACTGGAATTCCGGGCGCAGACGCCGTATGTTCAGCAAAGCCTTTACGCGCAGTGAACAGCAGCGCATCTCGAACATCAAGGCTAAGGCACACAAGTGGTATCTCGTTACAGGTGTACCCGAAAAGGTACGCATGAGCTACGACAACTACTTGCTTTGGCAGCGCCTTGCGAACTTCTGTGCAGCTATCTGAGTATCAGCAATACCATACAGTGGGCTTTCCTTTTGGGAAGGCCCATTTTCACTTGCATGTTTGTGCGAACCGAATAGAATGGAAGTGTACGATAGATAACATTCCACTTAGCCGCATTTGCCACCGTACAATTCACAATCTGTAAACAACAAGCAGACCCACCATTTTGGCGGGCCTGCTTTTTTACTTGGAAAGGAGAAATTGCCTACGACAAACACATTAACTGTTGATTTTAGCTATGTTGCCGAATTGGACAACGGTTCCAACCCGAGCATGGTATACGGCGAAGATATCGCTGAGAAAGTTTGAGGTGAAAAAATATGATGTATCTGAAACAGTTCCCGGATATCTGCCGGGAAATGGGGTTTGATGTCGAAGAAAAAGCAAAAACCATAACCTTGCGCATTACCGACATCAATTACTCCATCGACATCAACAAGAAACTCTTTTTGGAGGACCTTGAGTTGATACTTGATTCGTACAGTGAAGTGCGTGAAGCAATCGCCATTTTTGAGGCTAAAACGAAGTCCGGGAAATACGACAACTTGGATGCAACCAAGCTCCAGAAACTCAAGTGCGTCTTTGACAAAGCTTGGGAAACCGGGCGGCTCAAAGATGACACCGGTATGTTCCAGACAGAAGTGGATACCTGCCATCAGCACGCCGAATATCTCAAGGCTGTTCTTGAAAAGCTGCTGGAAAAGCTGAAAAAGGAAGTCGATAAAGCACATCTCTATTCCACGTCTTCCCATGACTTTCCGATTGTCATGAAACAGATTGATGCATCCTGTTACAAAGCATATGTGCCCACGAAATCTAATAATGGGTTCATTGTTCAGGAATACATCTTTGACCTGAATGACATTGGGAAAAACGATGAGAAGAAAATTCGCGCTCAGTTCGATGAACTTTTCCAGAGGACGAACACTGCTGACAGCTACCGTCTTTTGGCAGAGCTTTCCATCGAGGTTGGATACTTTGTCCCGGTCTGCGGAATTTTTTTCAAAAAGATGGGCGAAGCCGTGTCGTACATCAAGACGAAAACCGACATGACAATCGTGCAGTCTGATAAGACAAATCTCGAAATGATTCGGACATTGGATAAGTTTCACTTGGCAATGCTGCTGAATCATATCTGCGCGGACAGCAAAAATTGTCCCTCCTCCACCACAGGCTGGTGTGAATGGTTGGGCAATAACTGGAATTTTATGAATTAAAAAACAATCGCTGATAACATAAGGAGTAAATACCCCATAACAATAAGGAGATAAAACTATGGCACGGAAAGAAATCAAAATTTTCATGGATTCCAAGGAAGTATCTAACTTCCTGAAAGTCATTGACTGGTCCTGGCTGTTCACCTTCCTCAGTGAACGCTACAATGTCTCGCTGAGCCCCCGCAAAGAACTGAAAGAACTGCGCGATGGTGCAGCAATCATCAAAGTCGAATGGCCTGATGAATTGATTGAAAAGTGTGGGATGATGGCTGATGTATTTTCGTCGGTCAAGCTTGCTACGTTTGATTCGTGTTTCAAGCAAGTCGTGGAATACGATGAAGATAAATTCAATAAAGAACGTGAAGCATGGTTTTCCCATCCGACAAAGATATTCAGCTATCTTGATTGTGATGGCACCGTCAAGGAACGCACTCTTGCGCTGAACATTTCCCTTCGTTACACGCTGTATGACGGAGGCTATAATTTCGCAACACTGCTCTATGCGGTTTATTCCGACGTGAACGGCTGGACTGTACAGATGGAAAAAGAATAATATGAAGAATGTGCTCTGGAAAAATCAGGAATTCGAGGGCTTAACGAAGTAAGTATTTAGGAGGAAAAATATCATGGCAAACAATATCAACCGCGAGGGATTCAAAAGGTTCCTCGAGCTCGGCGCTCCTTCGTTCGAAGGCAATATCATTCTTGATTCCGGTGAGCTGTCCGAGTATTACTACCGTTTTATGCGCATACCGCTCGCCTATGGTGAGCATAAGGTAGATGTTCTGTACGGGCAGCGGTTTTATGGAACCTTAGAAAATAAACCCGTAACATTCAACCAGGAGATACGCTTCCTTTGCCTCGTTGTCGATAATGCCAAAACCGTCAATGAAACATTGGACTTCAAAACGATTTTCTGCCGTTCTTCTTTTACCTCGGATTCTGTCATAGA